GGAGACTCCGGGCGCGGCATTTGCTAAACAACGGAATCAGCAGAGCCAAGTTGATAACGATCCATGGAAACAAAAATAAGGAGGTACTTTTATGTACGCAGGTAAAAAGGTAACCACATCTGAGATCAACTTCTTGGATAGCGAGAAATTCGTTTCATTCACTCACCAAGCCGACAGTTCAACTGATGGTGTCGTAAAAGGTGTATTGCCAGCAGGTTCTATCTATCCAAAGAACGATGCAACGGCAGTCGGTGTGACCATTAATGATGTTGATGTCAGTGAGGGTTCTCAACCCGTAGGCGTCATCGTTGAAGGATATGTGAACGCAGCTCGCTTGCCAGTCAAGCCGTCCAGTAATGCTATCACTGCGCTGAAAGAAATCAAATTCAGCCACGTTTCTGACTAAGGAGGATTAACTTATGCCAGCTATTTTAGATTTGTTTAATCAAAAGACGGTACTTGATTACGTTCAAAACCGCCAGTATCCGCAATTACTTGGGGACACCTTGTTCCCATCAACCAAAATTAATCAGTTGGATTTTGAATTTCTTCGTGGTGGGTCTAAGACGCCTATCGTGGCATCTATTTCTGCATTCGATACGGAAGCGGAGATTGGCAGTCGTGAAGCGAGCGTTCAGGCCGCTGAACTCGGCTACATCAAACGCAAGATGCAGCTTAAGGAAAAGGACCTGATCGCATTACGCAATCCGCGCACACCGGCTGAACAGAACTACCTGACCAGCCTTGTGTACAACGACTTGGATGTTTTGGTTCAAGGTGTTTATGCGCGCGTTGAAAAGATGCGCATGGAGGCTTTGGCAACTGGTAAGATCACCATTAATGAGAACAATCTCAACTTCAATGTTGATTACCATGTTCCAGAAGAACACCAAGTTACCGCAACTACCTCTTGGGACGCTGCTGGTGCTGATCCGATTAAGGACTTGCAAGACTGGTTTGCACTGCTCGACTACGTGCCAACGCGTATCTTGACTTCTTCAAAGGTGCAGACTGCCCTGATTCGGAGCAAGGCATTTGCTGACTACTTCAAGACAGCAGGTCTGTTGCCTAGTGTTGGCAGTCTCAATGCGGTTATGCAGTCGTTCGGCTTGCCAACTATTGTTACGTATGATGCCAAGTACCGCAAGCAGGGAGCCAAAGGTATCTATACCGTTGAACGGTACTTCCCAGAAGACGCCTTGGTAGCCTTTGGTGATGACCAGCTCGGGCAAACCGTTTATGGTCCTACCCCTGAAGAGTCCCGGCTGATTTCAACTCCGGGTGTTCAACAGGGTACTGTTGGCAATGTGTTCACCACCGTTTACGAAACCACGCAAGATCCAATTGCAACGTGGGAAAAAGCGGCAGCCACTGCACTTCCTAGCTTCCCAGAAGCCGAGAACGTCTTGCAAGCCAAAGTGCTCGTTCCTACCAAAACCACCACAACCACCACAACCACTAAAAAATAGTGGCCCCATTCGGGGTTAGTGCAACTCCAGAAAGCGGTGGGGCACGCATTACAGCTAAATAGCTAACTAATCGTCGCCTAAGAAAACCACAGTACCGTGAGTAAGCGGGGCGGCTGAAAGGGGAACACTATGGGAGAAGATCGAAGTTATGAAACTCATCTTGTGTCAACCTGCTATTAAGCGTTTTGAATGGGAGCTTGAAGTCTGCCTAACTAATCTGCAAAGTGTCGGGTTTGACATGAAAGATGTCGTTTTGCTCTTCACTGTGCATGATTCTAAGGTGCCAGAAACGCTTGCTAATAAATACGGAGTAGAAGTACACACGTATACCGACAAGCGCGCAGACAAGCAATATATTCCATCTGTTAAGCCTTGGCTTTGGTGGCAATACTTGGCTGAAGATAAGTCCCGTGAAAACGAAGAATACTTCTACTTTGACAGTGATGTCATTTTCCGTGAGCGACCGGATTTTCGTAAGCTCAAAGCACGCCCAGATCGGTGGCTGTGCAGTGATACAAATGGGTATTTGAATTCAAGCTATATCAAGCGGTGTAAGAATGGTGAACAAATCTTTACTCGTATGGCTGATATTGTCGGAGTTACGTCAGCTTCACTTGAGACAATCAGCCACAACTCAGGTGGTGCTCAGTGGATCATCAATCAGCCAACCGCAAAATACTGGCACAAGGTATATGAAGATAGTAATCGTCTGTGGCACTACTTTCAGATAGTCGACAGCGATATTCAGAAATGGACCGCTGAAATGTGGGCGCAACTCTGGAATATGATGTATTTCAACATTGGGCCCGTCATCAGTGATGAGCTCGATTTTTGTTGGGCTATCGATCCAGTGAAGCGGTGGAATGAAACCAAGATCATGCACAATGCTGGTGTGACCGGTGATATGCATGATCTTTTCTTTAAGGGCAAGTACACCGATCGAGTCCCGTTTGGTGATGACCTTAGCTTCGTTGATAAGTTGAAGTGCTCATACAAGTACGCTCAAGCAATAAAGGCGGTGAAGTGATGGCAGAAAGCGATCCAATAAAACTTGCAGATTTGAAGACGATGATGGAAATCAAAACTGACACACAGGATGATGTGCTTAACCTCATTATCAAAAATACGACGCAGGCCTTACGATTTAAGCTCGGTTTGCGGACGGATGAGGCCTTTCCTAGTGAGTTGGCCTACATTGCCTTAGAAGTCTGCGTGCGACGATACAATCGGCGTAAGAACGAAGGCATGACGTCTTATGAGCAGGAGGGGCAGTCGTTCACGTTCAAGTCTAATGATTTCGATGATTTTGCTGACGACATCAATGACTGGAAAGAAGCCAACGGGAAGAATGCCAAGTCTTTTGGCACCGTTAGCTTCATTTCTGGCTATCCAAAGAGGTGATCGTATGCGGTTAGATCATGAGGTTACATTCTGGCTTGATGATGAAGAATATAATCCGCAAACGCATCAATACGGTGGTATGAAAAAGGTGGCAACTGCAGTTGCCAGTGTCACCGACATGGGAACAGACAAGAGCGTTCAGCTATTCGGAAACTATGCTCAAAAGGCAAAGGTGATCCGATTAGTTGAGCCAGTCACCGTCAATTGGAGCTATTTAACGATTGACGATGAAGCGACTCATTATGCCCTCAATACTGACCGTGTCCCGCTTCAAAATGCCACTTTGATTGTGGGTGAGACGAAATGAGCAAAGCTAGCATTAGCTACAATATGCAGATAAAGGGCATGGACAAACTGGTAGCTGGTCTGCTTAAGCGAGCAAAGATGGACGTTGTCAAGCAAATCATCAAGCAGCAGACAGCACAGCTCCAGACTCGTTCTCAGCAAATGACCGGCACCGTGTATGCTCATCCTACTGGTGCTACAAAGCGTGGCATCGAGTTATCGCTTGAAGATGGCGGCCTAACGGGCATAGTTGGCATGTCAATGGAATACAACCCATACACCGAAAATGGAACTCGATTCATGCGGGCACGTCCTGTATTGAAGCCTGCGTTCCTTTATCAGAAAGTGCAGTTTATTAATCAGCTTAAACAAGCAGCAAAGTAGGTGATTCAAATCACATCACCAGAGCAAGAACTATACGACTACTTCTATGCTTTCTCGCAATCATCTGGGTACAAAACCTATGACCATTTGCCCATGCAGCAGGAGAACGCCCCGTATCCCTTCGTCATTGTTGGCGATATTCAAGTTGTTCCTACTGCGACAAAGACGTCACTCAATGGTGCTGTGCTAATCACCATCGACATCTGGGGCAACAAAAAACAGCGTTTCACCGTATCTAATATGGCAGAGCGCTTTTTCGTGCCGCGATTGGACAAGTGCTAACCGATGATTACCGATTCTATGGACGGGTAGAAGACCAGTCAAAAGAGTTTACACAAGACCAGAGTGTCCCTGACACGGTTCTCAACCGAGCCACGCTGATACTCAATCTAAACATTTTATAGGAGGCCATAACATGGCAAATGAATTAAAAGTGCTAGAAGGCATGGACGTTGTTGCCTTGGCTCGCAAACATAGCGATCAAGCAAAGGTTAGCGGCCAAATTATCCCTTGGCAGACTTCGCTGTCCTTTGATCCGTCTGTTGACAGTGATTCCACTGTTACCAAGGACGGCAATGTAGCAACTCGTAGTTCCGCAAGTACCGATCTTGAAGTCGAATTCCTGAACAACACGGCTGCAATTGCAGACGTAATGTATGACTCACTGTTTGACGGCGAACTGCTCGACTTTTGGATTCTCTACCGCAAGCGTAAGAATTCCGCTGGCAAGTATTACGCATGGTACATGCAAGTTACCGTTCAAGAAGACAGCAGCGACAATGACCCTGATGATCACTCTACTCGCGATGTCACATTCTCAGTTAACGGCACACCAAAGCGTGGCTGGACAACGCTGGACAGCGAAACTCAGGAACAGGTCGATTACGTATTCCTTGGAGTCGGCAAGGTCACTAGCCTTGATAGTACCGGCGGTGGTGTCAAGTGGGATTCTGATAAAGACCCAGGTACGAGTGAAACAACTACTACTACCACTACGCACGGATAATTAATTGATGCAAGTCGCCCAAGAAAGTCACAGTACGGGTGAAACCCGGGCGGCTTTAAAAGAAAGGATTTTAAATATGCAATTAACCATTAACGGTAAAGAATACGAACTCAACTTTGGTGTCCGCTTTGTTCGCGAAATGGATAAGAATATGGGTGCCGTCATGCATGGCATTAACTTTGGCATGGGTGTTGCAAAGGCACTAGCTGGTCTGAATGCATACGATGCTGCTGTTTTAGCAGACACCATTTATTCAGCCACCGTGACATCTAAGAAACGTCCGTCAGCTAATGAAGTCGATGACTTTATTGACAACAATTCAGACTTAGATTCGCTATTTAAGCAAGTTGCAAATGAAATGAACAGTGCTAACGCAGTAAAAGCAGTAGCAAAAAACATGAAGGCCTAGATGAGGACGAAAGCGTTCAAAAGAGTAGTGAAGAAACATATCGCGAAATCTTGTTAAACGCTTTTGCCTATCTAGGCTTTTCTGATATTTGGAAAATTGAACGCATGACGCTTGTTGAATACGAACTGCGCATGGAAGCCTATCAGCTTAAGCAAGTCGACAGACAGAACGAAATTGCACAGCAAGCATGGCTGAACCAGCAAGTGCAGGCAACAACCGGGAGCAAGAATCCTAAGCCAAAGTATCAGACCTTTGATGATTTCTTTGATAAGAAAGCGGCTATTGATAACGTGCGATCAAATTATGAGCCCAATTATGAAGTGTCACAGATGAGCACAACTGAACTCAAACAGACTAGAGCACAAGTGTTCGCAAAACGGATGGCCGAATTTCAGCGTTTGAAGCGCGAAGGCAAAATCATTCCGCTATCTGAAAGAAAGGAGGGAGCAAATGGCTGACAGTTTTAGTGTTGAAGCAATTTTATCCGCCGTTGACCGCAACTTTTCGGGGACTTTTAAGAATGTTGCGAGTTCTGCGTCAAAGATCGGCGATAGCTTTGAAAAGTCGACAAAGCCAGCGGGAAATTTTGTATCAACCGTTAGCAAAATTGCTGGAGCTATAGGTCTTGTCAAAGTGGTAGGGGCTATTGGCGATGGTGTGAGAAGCATGGTAGGAGAACTAGACGAATCAAGCAAAGCTTGGCAGACGTTTGAGGGGAATATGAAGTTTCTGGGTAAGACGCCTGCGCAGATTTCCTCAATTGAAAAGTCGTTGCAATCATATGCTCAGAAGACCATTTACAGTTCATCTGACATGGCTTCTGCCTATGCGCAGTTTTCATCAGTAGGTGTAAAAGGAGTCGGCCGCCTTGTTAAAGGTATGGGTGGCCTAGCTGCTGCCACTGATAATCCCAAGCAAGCCATGAAGACATTGATGGAACAAGGC